TGAGATCAGCATCTTATGCCCTCTACGGAGCACACCTTCGATCAGCTCCTCTGGCAGAGCTGGCGGGTTTTTCGCAAGGTCCTCCAGCGTCACCAGGCCGGGCATCTCATCTGTGGCGCCGTCCACGAAGTCCATCCAGTCCACCCAGGATTTCCGTCCGATATTCACACCCAGCAGGCGCTGTACCTGGCCGTTCCGGGTCACGCCGGGCATCCGGGAGAGCCGGGAGGGATTCCGGTTCTGTGTGTCCACCTTCACGCCGTGGCTTGCCAGAAAATCGTAGAGGAAGGTCACGCGCTTGCGGTACTCCTGCATGTCCGCTGCGTCCACCCGGACAATGGCGTGGACGCTTTTGTGCGCGCTGCTGACCAGGGCAGCAATGGGCAACTCCAGCTGGCGATACCGGGCAATCTGTTCTTCCACCGGCATCGCGTCAGACTCCACCAGAGCATACCTGAAGCTGGTCACGTTCTCATTGCGCACGCCATCTCCGTCAAGGGCGTTGAATCGGATCCAGGCCCCCGCCTCGGGTTTCCAGTCACCGACGGTAGCCCCCAGATCATCCGGATGCCGGAGCAGCGAGGTAATGAGTTCCTCTGCCGTGCGGTCGTACACGCCGCGGGAAGGCACCCATTTGCCGTCATCGTCTTGCCAGGCGTCATTGGTTACATAGCCCACGTGGTCATCCGGATCGAAGAGCGTCTGGAGGTACAGAATCAGTTCCTCAGTAGGCTTTCTGCCGGGCACAGGATCTGGATCGCTGCTGCCGTAACCGTCATACTCGATCACATCATCCCATTCCATGCAGCCGTCAAGCCCGGCATAGGGCTGCCAGCCACGGTCCTGCGCCATCTTGATGATGGTGGCCCCGGTCACCGGATTGCTGTTGCCACGAAAGGACTCCCAGCGACGGGCGCACTCGCCCTCATGGTAGCGGGCAGGATCCTTCCGGCTCCACTCATCCCACACGCTCACATCGCAGCCTTCGGTCTTCAGCGCCATGCCCACCGAGATCCACTCCGCGTGGGACAAATCGGCGCAGTTCAAATGGTTCAGTGCAGAAATCAGATTGGTCATGGGGTTCGCTCCTTTGTCAGTTTGGTTTGTATGTCGTTGTGTTGAATCCATGGGGCAGCTGCCAGCCGTTTGCTGCAAGACGCGAGATCATGGCGCTGGCCTGATCAAAAGTCCATGTGCCCACCTGCCTGAAGCCGTAGCGTTCCAGGCAGCGGATCTGCTTGGGCGTAGAGAGGCCCTCCTCCTGCCGCCGGATCAGCCGGTCGATCAGCAGGGCAGCTTTGCCCATGTTCTCTACACTGCCGGCGAGAATTCCGCGCTTTTCCAGGAAATCCAACTGCTTCTGGGTGGGCGGTCCCATCTCCCAGGCAAAGGTCGGCGCGTAATTCGCCAGGTCCTCAGCTGCAATGGACATGGCATACTGCAGGGGGTCCACCAGTCTTCGCTGCCGGGAGCGCATCTCTGCCAGCTGGCGAGCCAGGGCTTCCTCTCGCTCCTGGAGCACACTGTGCTCAGCGTCCTCTTCGGCCTGCAGGATGTCCACGCTGCAGGCAGCTTCCGCCACCTGCCTGTCGATTCTCCCGGCGATATCCTGATCCTTTGAAATCAGCGATGATGGCCGACACAGGTCGTGACGTTCGGTCAGCCAGAGGAAATCCAGCAACAGCAGTTCTGTTTTTCCCGGGGAAAGCCGCATGCCGCGGCCAACCACCTGTTGGTACAGGCTTCGCACCTTTGTGGGGCGGAGGTTGACGATGCAGTCCACCGCCGGACAATCCCAGCCTTCCGTTAACAGCATGGAGTTGCAGCACACCTGGTATCTGCCGGCCTCAAAGTCCCTGAGGATCTCCGCCCGGTCGGGGCTGTTGCCGTTGACCTCAGTTGCCGCAACGCCCATCTCGTTCAGCAATGCACAGAATTTCTGTGAAATACTGATCAGGGGCAGGAATGCAACGGTCTTGCGGTCTGCATAGTTTTCTGCGATCTCCTGGGCGATCTGCCGGAGATAGGGTTCCAATGCCCCGCCGACCTCGCCGGCGTTATAGTCACCGCTTGTGATACCCACACGACTGATGTCCAGCTGCAAGGGGATCATCTGTGCCCGGATGGGCACCAGATAACCCTCCCGGATCGCCTGGGTCAGGGTGTATTCGTAAGCCAGGGAATCAAGATACTGGCTGAGGCTCTTCTTGTCGGCACGATCCGGCGTAGCGGTGATGGCCATGACCTGTGCGTCCTGGAAATGGTTCATCACCGTCATGTAGCTGTCGGACATGATATGATGGGCCTCGTCGACAATGATGGTCTGAAAGTAATCCGGAGCGAACCTGTTCAGCCGGCGCTCCCTGCAAAGGGTCTGGACAGAGCCCACCGTGACCGGAAACAGGGAGCCCAGGCTGGTGGACTCCGCCTTCTCGACGGCGGAGTCCAGCCCGGTTACTTTCTTGATCTTGTCGGCTGCCTGTGTCAGCAGTTCTTCCCGGTGCGCCATGAAGAGCACCCGTTTCCCCTGGTTCACCTGGTGCTGAATAACATCAGCAGCAACTACGGTTTTGTCAGCCGCAGCCGGTAGGAAGAACCAGGAGTGTCTTTTTATGGCCGATGCTCCACTCGTGGAGAACGGCATCCCGGGCCTCAATCTGGTACTTTCTCAGCTGCATTCGATCGCCTCCTTTGCGGCTGGGTACTGATCCGCTCCATGCTCCAGCCCCGTTCCAGGCGGTGCTGCAGCGCCTTATAGGTCAGCCCCAGGTGATCGGCGAGCTGGGATATGGTGTACAGCACGCCTTGGTACTCAACGTAATGGTTACGGGTCGTGTTATTGGCCTGTGTTTTCAGATCGACGAAGCGGCAGTTCTCCGGGCAATAGTTGCCGTTCACATCGATCCGGTCGATGGAAAGGCTATCGTCATAGCTGTGCGACAGCGCCCATTGCCTGAAGGCAACATAGTCGTTCCATTCCGGGCATATGCGGATCCCGCGACCTCCGTAGTGTTTCCATTTGCCGTTATTCATGCCGTAGCAGCGGGACCGCATATGCTCCCAGATCCGGTAAAGGCGTTCCCGATGAGAGAAGCCATGCCTTCTGCGGGTGCTCCGGAATTCAATGGGCAAGCTGTGCTTATGCTGCTCGCCGCTCATATCAGAAACCACCGTTCCCCCACGGCAGCTCTGTCTGAACCGGCGTAAACCCGGCAGGCGGATCAGCAGGCTTGGGCTCAATGAAGCTCACCACCTCATTGACCTGGCGTTCCACACCGTTCTTGTCCGTGTAGGTGCGGGGCCGGATGTGCGCCTTCCCGTGGGCGCCCATGATCTTGTTCCAATCCATGGCCAGCTTCTCGCCGTGCTTCCGCAGGCCGATGCTGCTGAAGAAAGCGCAGATCTTCCACTCCAGCGTGCGGTACAGAATCAGGTCGGTGCGGGCTGTAGCGATGCCCATATCATTGTCGATGGTCAGCGTCAGAGTGGCCTTGTTGCAAGGCGGGAGCTTGGCGGAGCCGGGGAAACGGCCGCGTTCGAAATTGGTGATTGTGAAGGTGTAGTCTCCCTCGGGCAGGATCACAAACTCCTGTCCATCGTTCTCGATAACGTCATCCCAGTTCATCACATTCGGGTCAAGTGCCATGGGTGTCAGCCTCCTTCATCAAAACGGCGTGTGTTCAGGGTTGTTCTGGATCGTAGCGACCACCTGCGCCCAGTTGGGCATCAGCCAGCCGCGGATAAACTTCTCGGGGTACTGATCGATGGGCGTGTCGGGCGGGAAATGTCCCTTCTGGGCCACCAGTGTCTGAATCTCCTTCTCTGCGATGCCGGCCTGCTCCATCCACGTCCGCAGGCTTTCGAGGGTTTCAGGCGTCGCTGCCGGCATCGGAGCAGGAGCCGCCCTGCCCACCAGAGGGGGCTCAGCGGGCCGGAATGAGGCCACAGCGTCGAAGATCGGCGCAATGCTCGCATAGCTCAGATCCAGCTCTTCCGGCAGCCCGTGCCGGTTCTTGGCGTCCCAGCACGGATGATGGCTGGGGGGAATCACGCGCTTGCCCCCCTGGGGCTTGTGGGGGGTGGTTTCCCGGGGAAATACC